ATACACCCTATTACCCAAGTATACTATCTTCTCGGGCAAGTTAATTTTAATGAGCAGAGCTTTTTGCTCAGTTAGGGTGGAAGAGCAGACTATTTAGTTAAGTCCACTCTTTCTATTACCACATCTCTTACATTTGATGGCATGTCAGTTGATTGAGACCAGTACTTTCTTTTAATCCAGCAAGGCATTAGTTTAAGTTTTGGTAACATTACTTTCAAGACTTCATCATGGTTGTAAGTTATTTGATGACCTTTATTATTTACAAAGGTGATGATTTGATTTCTTCCGAACCAGTTTTCTCTGACAACAAAGTTGTTTCTAGTTATTGGTGGAAAGATTTCTGCTAATTCTTTTTTAGTTAGCTTTGAGATTGATTGATTTAATTTATTTATATTCATAATTATTTATTTACTTATATTATCCAGTGTTTATCGTATTTAGTTTGTTAGTCGCAGATTCCGCATGCAATGTCCAGTGTTAAGTCTGGAGTAGTTAGTACAGTGAAAATCATGAAGCCAATGCCAAGTACTGCAAATGCTCCTAGTGTAATTGCCCAAGTCATTAGGACATAGTGAGAGAACTTTCTGATAGTTTTATTATTCATAACTTTATTAATTTTTGTGGTTACGTATATACTATCCGGGTCAAGGCGTAGTTAGCACGTAAATAGTAAAAGGCAAAAACTTTCGGATAAAATATAAAAAAGCAGGGGGCGTGGGGTCGCGGCAAAGTGTTTCCGTTAACAGGTTAACAGCGAAAAAGCGGTATGTAACCCATTACTTCTAAATATGACATAAGCTATTAATATATACTTAATAACTATCTATCGTCACGTAATAATAAAGTATGGCACAAAAACTAAGTAAGAAAGCTAAGGCCGCTAAAGCAGCGAGAGACAAAAAATATGCAATGACTCCTAATCGTAGGAAGAAAAAAGCTGAAAACCAAAGAAAAAGAAAAGCTGCTAAGAAAAAAGGTATGAATTTACGAGGTAAAGACTACGATCATAAAACAAGAAGATTCACATCGGTAAAGAAAAATCGTGGTAACAGAGGTAAAGGAACTAAAAAAGAATAAAACCGCGTAATTATTATACTATAAAACCAAAACCAATGACATTTTATTACAAAACCTATTCCTGGGCGAATAATAGTAGCGAAGGAATATCCGAAGAAACCCGAAAAACATGGGAATTTTTCGCAGACAAGAAAAATTGGAGAATTGTTCAACTACCAAATGGTTATTATCAAACCGAATGCCAAAATTTAGATGCACACGGCGAACCAACCGACAACTGGACTGATATTACACGAAGGGAAACGATTGAATCAGCTGAAGCTGCAATAGATGCAAGCATAGAACACTACAAAAAGCGATTAGAATTCGCAAAAGGACCCAAAGTAGTTAAAACATTTAAATAACCACTTAATAAATTTAATTTAATGGAATATAATCAACCAAGTGAGATAGTTAAGAATCTGTCTTTTGGGGCAGATGCTAGAAAAAAAGTAATGCACGGGGTAGATAAGCTGACAAGCGCAGTAAAATCTACCTTAGGTGCTTCAGGAAAATGCGTAATCTACGAAGATGCGCTAGGTAAACCGGTGATTACAAAAGATGGTGTAACGGTCGCAGAATCCGTAGTCTTATATGATCCGGTTGAAAACATAGGTGCTACATTAATTAAGGAGGCAGCTAAAAATACGGTGAAAGAAGCAGGTGACGGTACTACAACAGCTACCGTACTTGCTCATTCATTGTTACATTTAGCAAATGATAAGAAATATGCACAAACTGTAAGACCTATTAAAGAAGGTATATTATCAGGATTAGAAAAAATAAACAAATATCTTGATAAAAAAGCCGTTCAAGTAAAAGACGATATGCTCGAAAGCGTAGCACAAATAAGTTGCAATAACGATGCAACTCTCGGGAAGATCATATCGCAAGCCTATTCAAAAGTAGGTAAGGATGGTGTCGTCCTTATGGAAGAGTCCGAGACCCATGACACATACGTTAAAATCGTAGAGGGCACTAGAATTAACTGCGGACTTAAATCGCCACATTTTATAACAGATAAGAGTAAAGGTAAAGCGGAACTAGATAATCCGTACGTACTGATAGTATCATCGCCGATACCTAATATTCGTAAAATACAAAGTGTATTGGAGTTTGTTATTAAAAAGAAAAGAAGTTTGTTAATCGTTGCAGGCGTAGAACAACAACCTATGGCAGCTTTATTAGCTAACAAGGTAAAAGGCAATATAAAAGTTAATGTTGTAGATCTGCCTGGATTCGGTCCGACAAAACAAGATACAATTGAAGACCTTGCGATACTTACCGGTGCAAAAGTTATTAATGAAGAATTAGGTGATGATTTAGATTTAATTGAACCAAGTGTTTTAGGTGAGGCTATAAAAGTTATTACCGATGAAAATCATACAGTATTACAAACACCTGATCTTGTAAATACTAATTTTCCAGATAGAGTTAAGAGCATCGAAAAAAGAATAAAAAAAGAAAAAGATCCGTTCTTTAAGAAGAAGCTACGAGAAAGATTAGCAATGTTAAACGGAAAAGTAGCGATGATTAAAGTCGGCGCGGACTCTAAAGTTGAAATGAAAGAGAAGAAGGATAGAGTCGAAGACGCTATATATGCAACTAAAGCAGCATTACAAGAAGGTATTATTGCCGGCGGAGGTGTTGCGTTATTAGATGCATCATATAGTATTGCACCAGAAAACGAAGGTGAAGAAATACTTTTACAAGCAATAAAAGCACCGTATGCAACTATATTAGATAACGCAGCATTAGAACATTACGAATCCAAAAAAAGAGGATTTGGTATTGATGTTGTAAATAATAGTGAAGTTGACATGGTTAAAGCAGGTATCATAGATCCTGTACTTGTAACTAAAACAGCTTTGAAAAATGCGGTTAGCGTTGCTACAACAATATTTTCAGCAGATTGTGTAATTAATAATATTCGAGTAAATGAAAGCAATTAATTACTACGTCATAGTTGAAAAAATAAAAGAGCCACCAAAAAAAGTTGGTGGGTTAGAGCTTACAGAAAATCAAAATGAAGATGTAAGATATTTGAAGGGCAAAGTAGTATCAGCTGGACCATTAGCTGATGTCCTTGAAAAAGATGATATAGTCCATTATGATAAAGTTGCCGGTCACGGTATTGAACTTAATGATAAACTATATTACGTATTAAAACTTGGAGACATAGTACTGGTGGAATGAAACTAAGTGCTAGTGACATAAAAGATTTAAATTTATTAAAATACTACAGGCTCATTCGTAAATGGGCCTGTAAAAGTTATAGCCTAAACGATGCTGACTTAGAACTTTTAATATATTTAGATTGCAAAAAAAGATTTACACGTAATGATTTTATAGATGGGACCTATACATATTCGTGGGATAAAGATAGATGGGAAAGATTAAGAAGAGATGGTTGGATTGAAGTATGGAGACATCGAAACAGAACTACAATTAAATATAGTGTATACAAAACTTCTTTTAAATGTTCGCAGTTAATATCAAGAATATATAGAATAATGTTAGCTGAAGAAGATTTACCTACAAGTGAAAGAAGTAAATTTTATAAAAACAAATCGTATACAGACAAAGTTTATAATAAAGCTATTGACGATATGATTAAAGATAAAGATCGATAACCAATTAAAGTTAAAACTATGAAACACGGTGGATATGGTGGTAGCATGAAAAAAAAGTCAGCTGCTAAAAAATCTAAAAAAGGTAAAAAAGGTAATAAAAAGAAAAAGTAAAATGGCAAAGCAACTCTCAAAAAAACAGCAATACATAGCTAAGCAAGCTGCGCCATTCGATAAAATTACTGGTGAAGACTTTAAAAAGCTAAAGCTTATTAAAAAAAGAAAAGTATGAATTTTAAAAAAGGTAACTTTGTAGATCCAAGCAGTGGATTTAAACAAGGACAATTTAAAGATTTCGGATCAATTAATCAGGCACCTAGTAAAGTAACTAGCTTTATGAGGCAATTTAAAAGTAATCCAAAATATTCTTTTGCAAGAAATTTATTAACAGGTTTATCATTTGTGCCTATCGGAAGAATTGGCGCTGGTGCTTTAAAGATTTTTAAATCTAAAACAGGTGTTAGTACTGCTAAAACTATTGGTAGTAAACTTCCATCAAAATCAAGTACAGAAATTATAAACAATAGAGTTAATCAAAATATAAAAGAACTAACAAAAGACGTGCCGGTTATTGGTACTAATAGAACAATGAAAGTTCCACTTAGTTCTAATACTAAAGGTGTATATTTTGGTAATCCTAGAATAAGTATGACCGCAGCAGAAAGAAGAGCGGCAGGATATTAATTATGGCAAGTAAAAACGCACCATCAAGAAAAAAGTCTAAAGGCTACTACGCTGAAGTTAAAAAGGGTAAGGGAAGAGGAAGTAAAGCCGGTGGTGGTATGACTAAAAAAGGTGTTGCTAAATATAGAAAAGATAATCCAGGAAGTAAACTGAAAACAGCAGTAACAACACCACCTTCTAAATTAAAAAGAGGAAGTAAAGCCTGGAAAAGAAGAAAATCATTCTGCGCTAGATCTCGTAGCTGGACAAGTGAAAGAGGTAAAGCAGCAAGAAGAAAATGGAATTGTTAATATTATGAAATCAAGAGGACTAGGCGACGATATCGCTAAATTTACAAAAGCAACAGGAATTAAAAAAGTAGTTGATTATGCTTCTAATAAATTAAACATACCATGTGGATGTGAAGGAAGACAAAAAGCTATGAATATGATGTTCCCTTATAGAAACAAAGAAAATTAAAAATTATGGCATTCTCATTCACAAAAACAGGATTTGGTGGATTTAGTGATCCGAAGACTACAGAAGATAAATTAGTCAATGTTTCATCATCATCAACAGTAGAAAAATTAAAACCTAAACCAGGATATCTTACAGGTGGTAGAAAAATTACATATACTATAAATAAAACTTTTTCTAATTCTGCTAACAATAATTATTCAGGTAGCGATTCATTTAAAACTGCATTTAGGAAGGCTAGGTCATCAGGCTTATCTACTTTTAATTTTGGTGGTAAAAGTTATACAACAGAACTTAAAGTTCCAAAAACAAGAACTGAAACAAGTAGTATTACATCAGTAATGGAAGGAATAAAAGCTAATCCAATAAATATTACAGCACCAACACTTCTAACAAATCCTAGCACTAGTACTACAAAAAAGATTATTCCTCCACCTCCACCTTCAACCTACAGAAGAAAAAGAAAAAGAAATGGTTTTTTCAAGAAAGTTGGAAAGTTTTTTGATTCTAAAGATTGGTTCCCATTTGATAACTTAAGTGATTATGGTATTAACTTAGGTGGGAAAGGAAAACAAGGTAGATGTAGATGTAAATAATTAAAAACAATAAAATAATACAAAATTATGGCATTTTCATTTACAAAAACAGGTTTTAATGGTTTCAATGATCCTGGTATAGCTAAAAAAATACGGATGAATGTTTTATCTATTAATCCTCTTTTTAGAAAAGTGGGAGGTGACGATAATCAAGGTTATCCTTTTTTAAATAGTAGATTTTTTACTAGTGATCCTGGGATGAAAAATCCTATGTCCGGCGGATATACAGGACCTAGAACAAGGAGTAAAGATGAAAAATTTACCATAGAACAAAATATTAAAAGTTATTATGGCGGTAATGATAGAATGAGACAATTAGCAGAAAAGCAAGCAAAAAGTTCTTTTAAAACTTATAAAATGCTAAATAAAAATTTGTATAAAGCTAGTAATATATTTGAAAAAAATCCTTTAAAAGCTAATACATTATTCAAAGAGTCAATTGATAAGGCTTATAAAATGCACTTTGAAAATGCGCATGATTATAATATTTCGGTTAATAATGCTAAAATGATAAAAAAATTCGCTTCTGGATTTTTAGCGCCACAAGTTGCACCATTATTTAGAAGTTACAGATAATATGAGTAAACCAAAGAAAAAATTTGCTGAAACTACTGTAGGTAAACTTTTGTTTGGTGCGGCCTCTATGGCTAATCCAGCATTAGGTAATATACTTAAAGGTGTAACGTCACCTCAAGAAGCTATAGCTGCTATCGGCAAATCAGACGTAAGCGCTGATGAAAAAATAAAATTACAACAATTAATATACGAGCAACAAAATAAAGAAATGGAGTCTATCACTTCAAGGTGGCAAGCGGACTCCGCATCTGATTCTTGGCTTTCGAAAAATGTACGTCCATTAGTTTTAGTATGGTGTATTGTTATATTCTCACTAGCAGGATTACTTGATAGTGTAGATTCAATACCGTTTCATATAGGTGAAACATGGAATGACACTTTTGAAAAGGTCATGATGGCCGTCGTTCTAGCCTATTTCGGTGGACGTAGTGGAGAAAAGGTTACAAGTATATTTAAAAAATAATCACAATGCCTAGAATAAAAAGTATAGATATAGACGGTACTATAACCAGTGGAGATAAATTACTAGGTACTGATATTGATGGAACAACAAAAAATTTTACTGTTGGAGCTTTGGCAACATTTTTCCAAAGTACACAATATGTGCATAATCAACCATCAGCTTCAGCTACATGGACAATAGCACATAACTTAAATAAATTCCCGAGTATCGTTATAAAATTTTCCACAGGGGATTACGTAAATGTTGGTGCAATAGGAGGAGTAACGTACACCGACGCAAATAACTTAACAATAAATCTCGCGGCTGCGGAAAGTGGCATCGCATACTTAAACTAAAAAAAAAATGGCAATACCAATTTTAAATCACTTAGACTTAAGAAGTGTATCGGAGCTGCAGAATGCAATACTCCATAAAACAACTACCGGCTCTGCAACGAATGTAGAAGGTAAACTTATATATGACACTAGTTCAAATACTCTTAAATTTTACGATGGGAGTCAATGGCTAGAATTAGGAACATCTGGTGGTTCTGTAACTTCAGTTGGAGTAACTGATGGTTATTTAGTGGATTCATCAGGCGGACCTATAACTAGTTCAGGTAATATTACAATAGATATTGATTTATCTGAATTAACAGATATGACACAAACAATAACAACATCTGATGAGGTTGTTGTTAATGATGTATCTGAAACTGGAAAAACTCAAGGTAAAAGAAAAGCATGGTCAGAAATTATATCTGACTTATCTATTCAAACAGGTACTATAGTTGTAGATGATATTGGAGATGGTGCAATAACAACTGCTAAATTAGCTGCTGATTCAGTAACGGACGCTAAATTAGCTGATGATGCAGTTGTAACTGCTAATATAGTTGATGCTAACGTTACTACGGCAAAAATTGCCACAGGTGCTGTTACAGCAGGAAAACTAGCAAGTGACTCTGTTACAACTGTTAAAATTACAGACGCAAATGTTACAACAGCTAAGTTAGCAACTGATGCTGTTACAACTGTAAAAATTACTGATGCAAACGTTACAACTGCTAAAATTGCAAATGACGCAATAACGGCGGCTAAAATTGCAGATGATGTAGTTGATTCAGAACATCTTGCTGCAGGAGGTATTGATACAGAACATATAGCTGATGATCAAGTAACGTATGCTAAAATACAAAATGTTGCAACAGCTAATAGAGTATTAGGCTCTACATCAGCAGACGGTGTAGTTTCTGAAGTTCAAGTTGCAACAGCTATGATTACAGACGCTAACGTTACTACAGCTAAAATAGCTGATGATGCTGTGACTACAGCTAAAATATTAAATGCTAATGTAACGACCGCTAAAATAGCTGCTGACGCTGTAACTGCTGCAAAACTAGCAGACGACGCGGTAGTAACTGCAAACATTGTTGATGGAAATGTAACTACAGCAAAAATTGCTGATGATGCAATAACAGGCGCTAAACTAGCAAATGATATTACAATTGCAAACGATTTAACTGTTACAGGTGATTTAACTGTTTCAGGTGATACAATAACGGCTAACGTTGGAACATTAGATGTAGAAGATAAAAACATAACATTAAATAAATCAGCAGGCGATTCTAGCTCAACAGCAGATGGAGCAGGTATTACTATTCAAGATGCGGTAGACGCTTCTAATGATGCTAGCTTAACATGGAATGCTGCTGGTGATAAATTTGTATTTTCACATAAATTAGATGTAACTGGTATAGTTACAGCTACAGGTACTTCAGTATTTACTAATCTTGATATATCAGGTGATGTTGATGTTGATGGTACTTTAGAAACAGATGCTTTAACAATTGGTGGTACTACAATAGCAGAAGTAATAAATGATAGAATTGGTGCTGTTATAACAGAGGGTGAAGGTATAAACGTAACGAACAATGATGGTGCTGATACAGTTACTATTGCTGCTGAAGACTCAACGGCTTCTAACAAAGGTATTGTAATAGTTGATGCAGGTGAGGGTATAGATGTTAGTTACTCTTCCGGTACTGCAACTGTTTCAGCTGAGGATTCAACTGCTTCTAATAAAGGTGTAGTAATAATTGCTGAAGGTGATGGTATTGATGTTGCTTATTCTTCTGGTACCGCAACTATTACTGCTGAACAAGCTACTGATGATAATGTAGGTACTGTTGAATTAGCAACAAAAGGAGAGGTTCAAACAGGTACTGATACAGGCAGAGTTGTAACATGTGATACTTTAGCTGCTAAATCTGTACATGCTACGATCGATGTTTCTAACGGTACATTTACTTCTAATTTATATGCTGAAATAGACCATAACTTAGGTACTGAAGATGTAATTGTTCAATTATTTGATTCTAGTACAAAAGAAACAATCTTTGCTGATGTAGCAAGAACAGATAAATCAGATAGTGCATCAACAAGATATGTTAAAATTAGTTTTTCAGCTGCTCCTTCAAATGATGTGGAAGTTTTAATTACTTCAATTCACGGATCAACCGCTGGTCCAGTAGCTTATTCATAACAATTAAAATACAGCGGCACTTCGGTGCCGTTAGTGTTTATTTAAATATATTTACATGGCAAAAAATAGCATAAATTTTTACAATGAAATAAAAACACATGGGCACAAGGATAATATTGTAAGTGTTAGCGCCACCAGTGGCAATAAGCTTTTGATTAATCTTGATAAAGGTGCTAATGTATATGATTGTGCTGTTCCTAATGTAGCTAACGTACAAATTGAATTTGATTATGATGGATCGCACAACCCACTTGAAACTAGAAGTATAGGTATGAGTGGTACTATAATTTTACAAAACCCTGCTGATGCAAGTAGCTTAAGTTTTCATAGTACAACACCTATTGTAGGTTCTATAATGACACCAGGTGGTGGTAACCCTTCTTTCAATACAGATAATGGTCATATTGCTGTAATTACTTTTACCATATTTTCTAGAAATGTAGATAGTAACCCTTATGCGTTGATAAATTATGTAGGTGGATTTGAAGCTTAAAAATTAGTAGAATGAGAAACTTTCTTGGATTTAAAATAGACACTTGGGGTACAAGCACGACAAGAAGCACAACTACTACAAAGAGTACAAGTAAAACTACAACATTTAGCACTAGTAAAAATACTACAAGAACTACTATAACTGAATATGTTCCAGGTACTATTACAGTATATAATACTTCTACAACTACAACCGAAAGCAGAAATACACAAGAACAAAGAACAACTACTATTAGTACAAGCAAGTCTACATCAACAGTATTTAATACAAGTACAATAACTACTAAAAGTACTACTACTACGTTTGCAACAACAAGGAGTACTACTACCACGTTTGCAACTAGCAAAAATACTACAGAAAATAGAAATACAACTGAGCAAAGATCAACAACCACTACATTTTCTACAAATAAAAATACTACTGAATCAAGAAGTACTACTACAACTTACACCACAAGTACTGCGTTTAATACTAGCACAGCTACAACAACTGAATATACAACAACATTTAGTACATCAAGAAGTACAACCACTACTTTTGGCACAAGCAGAAGTACAACTACTACATTTTCTACAAGTAGATCAACAACTACTGCTTATACGACTACATTCTCTACAAGTAAAAATACCACTACAACATTTTCTACAAATAGAAACACAACGGAGTCTAGAAGTACAACAACTACATATACTACAAGTACAACTTATAATACAAGTAAATCAACAACGACAGTATATACAACCACATTTGCTACGTCAAGAAGTACAACAACAACATTTAGTACAAACAAAAACACAACTGAGTCTAGATCAACAACTACGACTTATACAACAAGTACAGTATTTAATACATCTAAATCTACAACAACAACATTTAATACTTCTACAACAACAACAACAACTTATACAACAACATTTGCCACAAGTAGAAGTACAAGTACTAGTAAGTCCACTTCAACAACTTATACAACAACATTCCAAACAAGTATTATTACATCTAGGTCAACTACTTTTGCAACTAGTAGGAATACAACTACAACTTTTAATACTGTAACTGCTTATAATACTACTACGACATTTAATACATCTAAAAATACATCTGAAAGTAGATCTACTGGAACTTCAAGAACCACTAGTACAGCGTTTAATACAACTACAACTTATAACACAACTACCACTTATAATACTAGTAAGAGTACAGGCGAGAGCAGAAATACAACAACATCATATGCAACTACAACAACATATAATACAAGTAAGAATACAACAACTGTATATTCTACAGCAGCATCATTAACAGGCTTTAGTTCTACACAATCCGCTAGTTTTAGTTTTGTATGTTTTGAAATGTTAACAGATACTTATTATACAACTAATCCACAAAACGGTGGTCCTCAAGTAGGTTCAAATGTATATGCTCTTAATAATACAAGTTTCCCGCTAGGCGCTGGACATAGAGGTTTCCAAACAGCAAGTGGATTTGGACCAGATACAATATATACTATTACTGGATCGGCAGGTTCTGTATCATCATTAAGTAGTTGTGGTGGAGGTTTTTCAGATAGATCATTAAAGAAAGATATTAAATTAATAGGTGTATCACCAAATGGATTAAATATATATTCATTTAGATTTAAAGATGAAAAATACGGTAAGGGATTAATGCAAGGAGTTATGGCTGATGAAGTTGAACATATTGAAAAAGCAGTGGTAGACTGGAAAGGACTTAAATATGTAAATTATAATTGGTGTGATGAAATAGATGTAGAATTTAAACAAATAGCTGAATAATATGGGAGTTTATTTTAACGAAGACAATATAGTCGCACATACCGGTACAAATTTTGTAATAGAAAAGCTTACTAGAAAAAACCAAGATATGGAAGACTATACTATTTCTAGGTTTAAGTATATACAAGATGTGTTACATTGTAAATTTAATCATGAAATACCAGCAAAACTTTTTGCAGGAGATGGAGGCGAATGCTGTGGTTGGGATGTAACAGCAGCCCAGTATGATGGGTTAGCATGGTCAGATATATTGTATTTAGGTTTATATTTAGGTAAAACACCTGATTATATTTATAAAAATAAATCTGTAGATTCTTTAGACTTAATAGAAGCAGATCAAGAAATAATAGATCATGTTAATTGGATAGATAGTAATATCAATGTTATACAGCATGACGAATGGACATATAATACATCAAAACAATATAATATTATAATATGTGATTTATGGGCTATGCCGACCGATATAACACAAGATCACAAAACAAAATTATTAAATAATTATAGTAATAATTTAAAAAACGGAGGTAAAATAATAATTCCTATATCAGGAGAAACATTAAATTAAAATGCCAAATACTAGTAGAAGTACATCAACAACATTCGCTACCAGCAATCTAACTGCTGAAAGTAGGAGTACGACAACGGCGTATAATACTACTACTACGTATAATACTAGTAAAAGTACTGCTGAAAGTAGAGCTACAGGTACATCAAGAAATACTACTACAGCTTATAATACTACGACTACTTATACTACCTCGACAACTTATAATACATCAAGAAGCACTGGTGAAAGCAGAAATACAGCTACATCAAAATCAACAAGTACAGTATTTAATACAAGTAGAACAACTACATACACAAGTTATTTTAATACGAGTAGGCTTACTAGTAAAAACACTACTACAACATTTAATACTACTACAACGTTTAATACAAGTAAAACCACTAGTAGATCAACAACAACAACTTTTGCTACAACTAGGTCTACTACAACAACATTTGCTACAAGCCGAAATACTACAGAATCTAGGAGCACAACAACTGTGTATACAACTAATACGGTATTTAATACGAGTACAGCGACCACAACAACCTTTAATACATCTACAATAACAAGTAAAAGTACCACGACCACTTTTAATACTAGTCGAAATACAACTGAACAAAGGTCTACAACAACAACATACACGACTAATACAGTATTTAATACTAGTACCGCAACTACAACTGTATTTAATACTTCAACTATAACAAGTAAAAGTACTACTACGACTTTTAATACTAGTAAAAGTACTACAACTGTATTTAATACATCAACCACTACTACCACTACTTTTAATACTAGTAGGGTAACAAGTAAAAGTACTACAACAACTTTTTCAACTAGCAGAAACACTACGGAAAGTAGAAACACCACAACTACATATACAACTAATACTGTTTATAATACAAGTACATCTACTACCACGGTATATACTACTAATACTGTATATACAACATCAACAACATTTAATACAAGTACTACAACAACAACAACATTTAACACAAGTACTGCAACTAACACTGTATATACAACAACTTTTTCAACTAATAGAAATACAACAACAACGTATAATACTAGTACAACTACAGTTTATACTACAACTACAGTATATACAACAACAACGACATTTCAAGAGTCTAGAAGTACATCTATTGGAGAAGAACAATTACCTACACAACAAGAAACAAGTACAACTTTTTCAACAGTATATAATACTAGTACTACAACTGTATTTAATACCAGTACTACAACAGTTACAGTTTTTTCAACAACTACTAGTTTTTGGGGTGGCGGTGCTTTTGGACAAATGGGAGGTGATTCATTTGGCGACGGTAGATAATTATATTAGTATTGTATAAAAGCATGTAATAAATATAATATGCAAATTTAAATTTAATTTTATGGAAATGTTTAATAAAACGGAACTAGATAAAAGAATAGGTCCGTTGAAAAAATCAAAAGGATTATATGATCTTGAGGCAGTTGAAGGTTATGTAATTAGAAAGTGCGGAGAACATGGTCTTGAGCATAGTTATGATGTTTTGGCTGAAGAAATGCCGTATTTTAAAACAATGGCATACACTGAATATGCTGGATGCTTTTATTTACAACCTTTAAATTTTAAAATAAGAAATGAACAAATGATAGATGCAGCTGCGCCTAGTAGCTCTGAAATCGTTGACTATTCTTCATGGCTTATAAGTAGAATTGTAGATAATAACGCAAATAAGTATCAAGATAGAAAAGAAGAATACGACAAATATCCTTCAAAAGATTATATAGTTGTTTTACCTGGATCTAATAAAGTACGTGAAAACGTGTGCTTGAATAGATTAAAATATATATCAAGAAAGCATGGTGATAATGTTTATTTTAAACCTCATCCTATCACAACGCACCAAATTATTGGTGAATTAAAAGATTTTTTTGGTGAAGAAAACATATTGCCTAGAGATATAAATATGTACTACTATTTGCAAAAAGCAAATGGAGTATATACAACACATATAAGTGAAAGTTGTATATATGGTATAGTAGCGGGTAAAAAAACAGAACCTATTGATGTTTGGAATAATATACAAAGAGGTTCATTCTATTGTATAAATAATCATTTATTAGCAAACCAATGGAATGCTAAAGAATATATTAATAAAACTTTTTCAAACTATAAATCAGGTATTATTAATCCTGAAATAGATATAAATTGGAAAGAAAAAGTTGATTTGTATTTTAATTACATATGTAAAAAAAGAGAAACTTATAAAGACTGGTTTCTCGCAGATAAAAAATAATTTAATTTAATATTATGGCGAAAAAAGTTACTAAAAACGAATTAGAGCAAATACAAGATTTTGCTAAAAAAATAAATAGTGCAAACTCCAGAATAGGCCAGCTTGAAATGGAAAAGCATGCTGTTATGCACGCTTTACACGATGTTCAAGGCGATTTTTCTGTATTTCAAAACGAATTGAAAGAAAAATATGGCGATGTAAAAATAAATATGCAAACTGGAAAATTTGAATCAAAGTTAGAAGTGTAATGGCATCCTTAGTAAGAAAAATTAGTATAGGTAGAGACTATAAAAACGACGCTATGCACTATTCAGTAGGTCAAGATGTATATGGCGGACACACAATAGATTCAATAGTTGAAGAAAGTGATAAATTTTCTATTTATATTAAAAAAGGTAAAGAAGTTTTACCTTGGAAAGATTTTAATAAAAATATGGCTATAGCTGTTGAATATAACTTAGAATATTAATGCAAAGTTTATATAACTTTATAGTTAAGCCAAAAAAAGAAAGATACGACAATAAAAAATATATTGGTGATTTAGAATTGCTTTTAAATACAGAAATTTCAGATCATCGATATATAAGTCGTACCGGAATAGTGACGGCAGTGCCTAAGCAAAATAATACAAATATAAAAGTTAATGATGAAGTTATTGTCCATCATAATGTTTTTAGAAGATGGTATAATCAAAAGGGCAAAGAAGTAAATACAAAAAGTTTTTATAAAGAAGATAAATATTTTGTATATCCAGATCAAATATTTTTATATAAAAGAAATAATAAATGGCATGCCCCTAAAGAATATTGTTTTGTTAAACCAATTGTATCTAATAATATATTATCAAATGACAAAGAAGTTCCTTACAGAGGAATTGTAAAGTATATAAGTAAAAACCTTGATGGTATTAAAATAGAAGATTTAGTTGGATTCAAGCCTGGCAGCGAATATGAATTTATTGTTGATGGCGAAAGATTATACAGAATATTAAGTAAATTTATAACAATTAAGTATGAACGTCAAGGAAACGAAAAAGAATATAATCCAAGCTGGGCAAAAGGCAGTTGATGAATTAATTAAAGTTGCAAAAGAGCCTATTGTAGATTCTGAAGAAGATGTTGCAGCAGATAGATTAAAAAACGCAGCAGCTACAAAAAAGCTGGCTATATTTGATGCTTTTGAAATACTTAATCGTATTGAGCAAGAAAAAGCATTAATAGAAGGCACAACGATACAAGAAAAAGAAAATACTTTTAAGGGTTTTGCTGAAAGAAGATCTAAGTAATGTATACTCAATCATTGTATAATATTATAGAGCCTGTAAAAATTAATACTATTAAAAGGCTTAATAAATCAAAAAAATGGAACTATGGCTACAATAAAGAAAATGATATTATCGTTATATCAAAAACTGGTCAAATTGGTGAAATATATCAAATCCAAAATTTACGGATAGCATTACCACCTGCACCTAAAAATATTAAGAAAGGAAATAATAAATGGGAGGTGCACGAATATCCAAAAGAATTATCAAAATTAAAAACAATATTTGATTGGAAAGACTTACCAACAGACTTTAAAAATAAGTGGCATGGTTATATTGATAAAGAATTTACTAAGCGCGATGAAGGCTATTGGTTTTACAATAAAGATAATCCCACTTATATTACTGGGGCTCATTATATGTACTTGCAGTGGACCAAGATTGATGTTGGGAAACCAGAGTTTAGAGAAGCAAACAGATTATTCTTTATATTTTGGGAAGCTTGCAAAGCAGACAACAGATGTTATGGAATGTGCTACCTCAAAAATAGACGGAGTGGCTTTTCATTCATGGCATCATCAGAGACTGTTAACCAAGCTACCATCTCTTCAGACTCTAGATATGGTATACTTTCAAAATCAGGTGCTGATGCCAAAAAAATGTTTACAGATAAAGTCGTACCAATATCTGTTAACTACCCATTCTTTTTTAAACCAATACAAGACGGAATGGATAGACCTAAAACCGAGCTTGCATATAGGGTACCAGCAAGTAAATTTACTAGACGTAAAATAATTGTAAATGAAAAAACCGAAGAACTGGCTGGGCTCGATACTACGATTGATTGGAAAAATACTGGTGACAATAGTTACGATGGTGAAAAGCTTGCGTTACTTGTACATGATGAGGCCGGCAAATGGGAAAGACCAGAAAACATCTTAAATAACTGGCGTGTAACTAAAAC